AGCACCTGATCGAGCGGCGTCATCGCGGGACTGTACTCAGTCTTCTGCTTCGCCGTGATTCCGTCGTAGTAGTTGTAGATGTCGTTCTCGCCGCCGCTCGTCGAGTTGCTCAGACCCTTGCCCGGAGCCTGTCCCATCAGGCGGCTCACCGGGATGCCGCCGGCCGCGCTCACGATGGGCATCAGGCTCTGGAGTAGCTGCGGCAGACCAGCGAACGTTGTCTGGATGCGATTCCACTCCTCCTCCTTGTCCATGATGAGCGAGTTGATGTTCGACTTCATCTGATTCGCGGTGGAGAAGCGCTTCAGCAGATTGGACGCGTACTTGTCGTCCGATATCTTCTTGGAGAACTCCGGGATCTTGATGACGTCCATCTTGGCGTCGTTGATCATGTTCGCGATGCCGCCGATCGACAGACCGAAGTCCTTCAGTGTCTCGTCCATCGTCTGCAGAACGCTGTCTCCCCAGTTGCCGCCGAGCGGCGCGAGTCGCCAGTCCGGTAGCTCGTTGCCGACGAACTCGATCACGCGACTGGGATGCATCCGCGCGGTGCCGCTGACCTGACCGGGATACCTGTCGTCCACGTTCACGGTCGGCGTCGCTACCATATAGTACTCGGGACGAGAGTACCACGGACTCTCCACGTCGTAGATGCGCGGCCCGGCGTTCAGCTCGTATCGGTTCATGACCACGAGCCACTTCAGGTCGCCCTCGCCGACGGACTCCAGGTCCAGCGGCTCGTCGATGTTGCCCTGCTCGACGCCGACCACGAGCGCCGCGCCGCCGTACAGACGCGCTCGCGTCAGAGCCAGACGCATCTTCTTCTGGACCTCGAACTGCTTCTCGACGTCCTCGATCGCCTCGATCTGTTCCTGGCTCGCCTGCCAGCTACGCCACTCCTTCGTCGCGTCCTCCGCCGGCGCGTTGACTGCGACCCGCGCGATCCAGTTGCTGCGGTACGCCGCCTCCACGTCGTTGCGATTGAGCTCGACGTAGTTGTACTTCAGGCTGGTCGTCGGATCCTTGTAGGTCCCGAGACCGGTGATGAAGTTGAGGAAGCCGTCGTATACTTGATGAATTCCCATGATATCTCTTCTTACTAACCGGCTGATATCTTTACTGTGCCAGCGTTATTCCATAACGCGCCAACGACATGGGGGTCTGCTGTCGGTAGCCCCGCGATGACGAAGTGTCCGGCTGTTCCCGCGCCCGCGCCCGCGCCCAACGTGACAAGGAGACTTCCTGCGCTGCCTTCATTATTGCCAGGACGCGGATTGATCTGGATGTTGCCAGCGTTTCCCGACGTATCACCGCCCCACCCACTGGTCAGAATAACATCCCCGCCGTTTCCGCCGTTAGGAGCGCCGCTGCCTCCGACGAGTTGAGTGAACCCGCCATTTGATACGCCATCAGCGGCGGGGTCGCCGCCTTCGATAACGACGCTGCCACCAGCCCCAAGGACACCTGGGCCGCCGACAACCTGTATATTCTGGTCGTCACCCGCCACAAAATGCGCGAACAGATCAGTTATGGAAACGGTTCCCGTCATGCTGGTGTCTCCGCTATTACGTAGTCCGTGCCGCTAAGCACATAATTGGCATCGCTATCGACGACGAACGAAAATCCATCTGGCAAATCTGGCAGGTCGTGATTCCCGACTTCATCGTCTCCGGTCTTCACCTCCTGGATCAGCAGCCACGGATCCAGCAGCGCGTCGTTCGTCAGCGTCAGGCCCAGCGCCGCGTTGAGCTGAACCCTCTCGAGCGCGGGATCCAGGATCGACCACCTGTCGAACACCGGACCTCCGTGCTGCTCCTCCACGTCCCGCTGGAAGCGGGACGGATCGAGAAGGTCCCACTTATCGAGTCTGATGGTCACTTCTACACTCCCCCCGGCTGCACGTAGCAGAATACGAAGTCCGAACTGCTCAGGAACACGATCCCGTGACCTGTAGGATTGGACCTGTCCCACTTCAGCTTGTTGCTCGGGATCTCGACCTCGGTCCCGCTGTCGACGTGTCTGCGATGCAGCTTCGCATCGTCCCTGTCGTCGGTGATCACGGCATACGTCTTGCCGTCGCGGAAGTGGATCTCGTCGGCCCAGTACGAGTCGGCCTCTCCGCAGCACGACATCGACGGATTGTCTGGCTGCATCAGGCCCGCGTACCACGCGTCGTTATTCGGGTCCATGTCGTGCGCGCAAGCACTACTCCAGACCGAGGACATACAGACGACAAGCAGAGCGACAACTACCCCGGTGATCTTCCTCACACCCACTCCATCGAGCTGTCGTACGTGGAGTTCTCCACTGGGAAGTAGCACATGACCATCGCGTCCGCGAGGTTCGGGCTCCGCGTGCCCTGCGGCTGTTTGTTGATGATCAGCCTCATGCGCGTGTCCTTGCCGGCGGTCGGCTGACTGAGCTCCTTCTGCAGCGTTCGCAGAAGCGGAAGGTCGCTCGGTATCGAGATCAATTGATCCTGGTCGAAGGTCACTCCCTGAGTGACGGCGCGATGCGTCTTCTCGAACCTGCGTCGCAGATTCCACCACGCCTGCGCCTTCAGGTTCCTGTAGAAGTCCTTATTCAGCGGAGACTCACTCTCCTCCGTCCCGTCGTCGTTGATCACCACGTGCCTGTCCGGGTCCAGTACCTTCGATCCGGCGTCCCACGAGATGAACTCGATAGCCTTCGGCATCAGGTTGTCGTCCAGCAGTCGATTAGTCTCCGCCTTCACACCAGACCCGACTCCGATGCAGTCGTACTGGACGCGGATCTTTTGGCCCTTGACGAGCGGAATATTACTGAGTGCGGCGACACACTTGCGCGCAGTGACGCCCGTGTCACGCTCGCCCCAGAACTGAAGATCCTGCAGGACGACACCCCTGCGAGCTGCAAGCGCGTTTCGATCTCCTCCACCGTCAGCGACATCGAGTCCAGCGTAGCGATCGTCATTCTCGTGCTCCTCGAACTTCAGTACTACGTGCGCGTCTATCGCGCTCTTTACCCACTCCGCGGGAACGACGACACCCTCGACCGAGGCAGCATAGTTGCGGTCCACCTCCTGACGGAACACGTGAAGCAAGCCGTCGTCTATCGCCTTCGCCTCGCGCTCGTCGTACCAGGAGCGCGTCTTATCCGGATGCTCGGACCAGTCCATCACGAAGACGTTTGTCTTGCCGCGCTGGACCGAGTCGCCCGGAGCCCACTCCACGCCGTTCTCGCGCTTGCGATGGAACACGTTGCCGAGACCGTTGACCGAGGAGATGTCCACCTGCACTCGGGTCGTGTCGCTGAGCGCAGCCTCGATGGACTCGGGATGCTCGTAGTGCGCGCTCTCGTCCTTGAAATATATGCGCGTGCGCCCGCCGCGACCGATGTCGTCCCCCGACTCTCCGGTAACGCTGCGACCTCCAGGAGCGTGGATCTTCATGTACGACATGTTGTCCTCGCCGAAACCGGGGGGCCAGAACACGCGAGGAACCGAGCGCATCTGGAACCTGATCTTCTCGAAGATGCTGCTCATGTCGCCGATCTTGTCGACGCTGGCCGCCTTCCGGCTCCCCCAGCCCACGGACGCTCCCGGCATGAACAGGAACATCCACACGCTGAAGCTGACAGCGAGCCACGTGGCTCCCATGTCGCGGGACTTCTCCACGAGTCCGGCTCCCTCGCGCGTCAGGCACGCGTGTAGGAACTCGATGAACTCGCGCTGTCTGGGAAAGAGGACGAAGGGCATGACAGTCGGACGGTCGGTGCCGGCGTTGCGAGGATCGAACGTCTCGCACCAGTCCTCGATGAACGCGACCGGGTCTCTGGCATAAAACGCCTTCGCGCAGTCCTGCGCCACCGGATCGACGAGCATCGCCTCCAAGCGATCCATGCGCTCGAGACTCACTCGCTCGTAGTTCGGGGGCCAGTTCGGGGAGCGCTGGAGCATCACACCGGACCCGGACGGATCGAGCCGTCCTGCGTCGTTAGAGCGTCGGTCTCCGAGCGAACCTCGTGTACGGTGTACGGATCCTCGCCGGGGCCGTGCATCGGCGCGAACGGACGAAGCTCCTCGGACCCGAACCGCAGGCTCTCGCCGATCTCGTGCGTCATGGTTCGCATGCACTGCTCGAAGATCCATCGGCGCCAGCTCTTCTCGTTGTACGTCGTGGTCGGCACCGGGTGCACGTGACTCACGACGAACCGCTTCGAGTGATCGTAGTTGTGAACGCCGTCGATCCTGATGAATAGTCTCAGAGCACCGTCCTCGTCGTCCAGACTGAACGACCATCCCGGCTTGCATCTCGCGCTGTCAACTACGCGAGCTAGGACGTCGTGGGTGTTCTCGGCCATCAGTGACCGGAGCCGAACGGATTCGTCACCACGATGACGACGATCACTGCCAGGAACCCGAAGATACCCAGTGCTGTCACCGAGATCCAGACCATGTCGCTGATCGTTATGTGACTCACTCGTTCTCCTCGACTGGGTCGCCGGTCTCGTTGTCCAGCGTCACCTGAAGAGGGACGTGGCTCGTGGGTCGCATTCGGAGCTTGTTGAAGTAGTCGATCTTCTGCTCCTCGGTCATCTCGCCTGCGGGCTTGTTCACCACCCCGACGCTGAGATTGATATCCGTGGCGCTGAGGCGCTGATGCATGAACGGGGCCGCGTCGACTGCGCAGTGCTGCGCATCGAGCATGCACTCGCGAGTCTTGGACCACTCCCTGATGAGAGTGAGCATGTGCTTCGCTGCCTTGTCTGGATCCTTCGGCATCGGCATCTCGCGCAAGCCACAGAAGTTCGCGTAGAGCATGTCCGCCTCCTCGTCGAAGCGATTCATGTTCTTGAGCAGCGTCTCGAGAGGAACTCGTTTCGCAGTCGACATCGCCTTCATCGAGAGATCGCGAATCATCTTGATGCGACGACCGAGCACGCCCTTCGGACGACCAGCTCCAGGCTGCGCTCCGCCGGGTTTTCGCTTCACGACGACTTCAGTTTTCTGAGCAGACGAGGACTTCATATCTCTCCAATGAGATTAGGATTTCTGGACATAGCTACCGCACCGTGCTCCAGAAGAGCACGACTAGCGGAGAGTTTCCTTACGCGGCGACGAGCGAGTGCGCGTCGACCTCGAACTCGGCAGACTTGCCGAGGATATCGAATAGAACTTTCACGCGATCTCCGCGCGAGCCAACCAGTGCCCGATAGGTGCCGAACTTCTTCTCGAACAAGCCACTCGTCGCCATCACTGTCTGACCCGAAGTGAACCGGGGGGTCTCGTGCTCCTCGATCTCGACGTAGCCGAGCGAGTTCTCGAGACCGCGAAAGTACGCGATCACTCGATCAGGTATCCTGGAAGGAAGATTGCTGGACATGAACAGATGGACGACGCCTCGCGTCGAGACCAGCTTCTTCCAGTCGTCGCGTCGAGTGTCGATCTGGACCATGAGATAGTTCGGGAACAGCGGACGAACCTTGCGCTCTCCGCGATATCGGCGCTCCCGATACATCAGGTGACAGACCTGGAATCCCTGAAGACCGACGTTGATGATGGCGTTTCTGGACGAAGCCTGCTTCGTCTTCAGCAGAGACCACTGATGCCAGCGCAGCATTGTACCCATGAAAAATTCCATACACGCAATCGGGGTGAGCCGCAAGGCCCCAGCAGCAGCGATCCCTCGTACGCGCGCCGCGCCTCCGTCTGGCCGCGCGCCCCCGTAGAGATCTTCACTACATTCGCTACATGCGCGCTATACCCCCGGTATCATTAACGAATTTATGTAGCGAACACGCCGATTTGTTCGCTACATCACCGCAGTAATTTCCACTCTTCGTCCAAGAATGCTCACCGAAGGTTGCGAGACGATACCCCGGTTGTGTCCGAAAATTTATTTTCTACTACAGACGCTACTACCTTCGCTACACTCCCGGGCGGTACTATCGTGCTCCACGCAAGCGCGGACAAGTAGCCCTCACGCGTGGACGCTTTGCGCTTGCCCCGGCCCCCGCGCGGTGGCACCTTGGCCGTACCAGTACGTCAAATCACCTGCACAGAAGGACGCTCCGCATGCTGAGAAAGCACAGTCATACCGTAGCCATGATCAATCGCGACCGGACCGCCGCGTATCTCGTCCGGGACTATTTTTCTTTGCAGAGAGGGACGACTCTGATGGCGTCCCTCTGCGCTAGGGGATTAGGCCAAGCCGACCTAGTCCTCTGCCTCCTTCGCCTGCGGGACAGGCACCGCTATCGCCTGCTCAGCGCCTACGTGCATCTCCTCGTCGGCCACGCGATCGTCGTCGGACCGCGCTGTCTCCTTCAGTATCGCGTCAACGGAGCTCCGACTGCCACGATCGTCCGCTCCTTCATGGATCGCAGGATAGTGAGTGTGGCGTCCGTGACGAACCCCCGCAAGGCGCGCACCGACGCGTTCTACAGGTGGAGCGACTTTCGCGTGGGGCGAAC